TTGTTGGAATTTGACCTGGTAAAGTAGAGTCTGAAGCTTTTACTGGTTGAACAAACGCTTTTGCTACTGATCCGTAATTAGAGGGCATTGATAGTGCTCTAATCAAGTAATCATTAGGAGTTACGTTTCTCAATTGAGATTGGTAAGCAACTAAAGTATTCTGTCTAATCTCCTCTAGAGTATCACCGCTTCCTCCACCGCTTGCAGCTTTTGTGTTGTTGACTGCAATAGTACTGAAAATATAATCAGCAGTTGTGGGGTTTAGGTTGCTGTTAATGAAGTTAACAGTTGTTGTGTTTGTAAGGTTTGTTAAGGTATTAGCTTCAACGTTTGAAGTAACTCCACCACCGGTCAAGTACCTAACTGTCAAAGTAGTATTCGCAGGAGCAATTCCATAAGTGTCTGTATAAAGGAAGTTTGTAGGATCAAATGCAGTAGTCAATTTTGACTGCTCGTAAGGTAATCCTAGACCAACGTTATTAGGGTTTGGAGTTATTACTTCATCTACATCAGAGGTAGTACCAGATCCGAATTGGATTTCCATCGTTGTTTCAGATGTAAATCTTGTAGTGAAGCGTCTTTGTATCTTCTCCAGCTGCATTAGGTAGGGAGCATCTCCGTCACTATAGTAGTTAGGGTCATTTGTGTTTGTATTCTTTAAAGGAACATACACCATCTCTTGACCTAAGTAAGGCACTTCGTACCAAACGTTACCGTCTGAGTCGGTAATATCTAATATTTGAATAATATCTGCTCCCTGTAAAGTAACTGTTGCGAATGATTCTGGTGCTCCAAAAGCATATGTTGCAGTTTGTATCTGTGCAGAGATTGCCTTCCTAGTTTTCTTTAATAAGTAGTACTGAGGGCTTCCGGCAGAGATTTGGTACACAGTAGTTTCGGTAGGGTCGAAAGAGCTAGAGGCTGTAAAGTCGACTGTATCTTGAACTAAAAAGTAATTATCTCCTGCTGTAGATTTTATTTGAGTGTTTTGGTTAAACAATAAAGCGTAATCAAAATCAGGAACGTAAGTAGATCCAGATAGCTTAGAAGGTATCTGTTGGTAGAAATCAATAGCTACAGTAGCAGCTTTAGTTACTTTAGGTCTATACCCCAACATGTAAGCTAGTGTGTATAAACTTGGAGACTGTTTAGCATACTGTAAGAATGTTTCTTGAATTTGATTATCCAGGTAAAAAGATAAAACATCCCCTACATATGAAGACATCTCCATAAACATCATTCCGGGGGATGCAGGTGAAAAATCATTGTAGGTGTCCGGGAAGTAGGTTTTAGAAAAATCTACAAGCAGGTTTCTTAGACCTGCAAAATCCCTGTTAAAATATTTTATGTCTTTATTCTCAGCCATTGGTTAAGTTAATTTGAATAGTATCGTTTATTCCAGTATTTAATATACTGTAGGTTATTGTAATAAAAATTGTATTTTGATCCGGCACTGGCTGTACTTGAGCAACACCTTGAATATTGGGAAAATACTTTTCTATAACTGAAAGGATGTAACTTTCTATCTCAGAAATACCCTCAGTGTTTATTTGCTGAAATACAAATTTACGTAACCCGGCACCAAAAGTTGGATTAAAGACTCTCTCACCTTGTCCGGTAAGTAAGAAATTAATGAGGTTAGTTTTAATAGCCTCCTTCGTAGTGTATGTTGGCTTGAAGACAGCATTCCCGTTAAACGGCAAAGATACCCCAACTGCTTTGCTAGCAGCTAAGTCAATAGGGTATATTCTTCTAGCTCCAAATGCCATTATTTTTTATTCATCAGACCCATGATCTGGTTTAAGTTAACCTCTCCTGCAGGTAGTGCAGATCCTTCCCCAGCAGTGTTTGCTGTTGCAGGTGGTCTGTATCCAGGCTGTGCTCCGAAACCTAGAGCGTCGTTTGAAGTCATTGTAATGTTTCCGTTTCTCGAATCCATCATTTCGCCTAGTAGTTCTTTGTACTTATCTCTTGCATTAATACTCGGAGCAGCAGGGGTAGTAGGTGTAGTTATTATTGGAGCTGCATAACTTTCTTGCACGATTGTTTTTGGTGCACGTACTGCCTCTAAAAGAATTTCTCTCAATTCTTCTTGAATAGCTTCTCTTACGGCTTCTTTGATGAGTTTTTTAAATACTTTGGTATCCATCTTTTATAAATATTTCTTAGTCAGCTTTTAGGTTATCCCTGTCAATTATCAATTTCAATTCTTCAATTAATACTCTAGGGTCTTGGGTAAAGGAGGGTTCTGTTTGTAATAACACAATTCCCTGTTTGTTTTTAGCCTGCCCTATTTTCTGATTTAAGGTAGGGCTAAAGTACTTGTCAACAACCTCGAATGTAAATCCTTTGTAGATTGTATCTAGAGTACTGGTTTCTGCGGTAGTTACTACTTCTACTAGTGATTTTAGATCTGTGCCAACTTCTTTAACTTGCCTACCACATCTCTGAAGTAGAGAATCTATTATGGAGATTAATCCCAGTAGGGTGTTAATTATGGCAGCTGCTGTAGAAACATACGTGGTTCCATTTTCAACTGTCCGTTTTAATCCTGCTAATTTAGGATTACCTTCTTTATCAAAAGTGAGAAGGGTTCTAACGTCATCTAAGTCTGCAAGTAGGGCAGTTACGATCCCGGGGACTGTTGGTGCTACTTTGACTCCTACAGCGGCAGTTGTTTTAATTAAGTTAATAGCAGATACCGTAGTAAGAGTGCCTTGCAGTACTCCATTAACTACTGTTAGTGATTGGTTGATTGTATTTACATACTTTGCAGTTGTTTCTAAATCGTCTAATAATGTATCTCTTAACAGTACTGCTTTATCTAGAATATCTTGAGATGGGCAAAGATCTGGCAGTACTGGATTACCTGTTTCTAATCCTTCAATGCCCAGCTCTGTTGCTAGGTTTGATAACAAAGTGATTGCTTTATCTTGAACCGTAGCAATTTTAGAATTAATGGTTTGATTTATCCTATCTAAAGCAGAAGATTGACTTGCTTTGCCGATCAACACACCCAACGTAGCAGACTGTAAAGCAGTTCTTTTAATAAGAGCTCTACGTTCTTTTTTTTCTTTTTCTCTTTGCTTTTCTAATTCTTCAGGTGTCATTATACTGTGTAGTTATAGTTAGAAAGCATTTTAGTTAAATCTAAGTTATTTAACCTTGTTATCAGTATGTCTGCCGATCCTTGTAGAGAGGGGATTGGACCGCCGCCATTAGCTGCTGTCTTACAGGCATTAAGCAACGTCTTTAATATATCCACTACTTCTTGAAGCTGTGCAACAGCTGTACTTCCAAGAACTAAAGGTTCATCTGCAGACTTACTCCCTAAGTAGATGTTATTTGTTTGAACTACCAATCCGGTAGCGTCTATATTGACGGTTGATAGTGAATTTAGATTAATACTCTTTGTTGAGCTTAGGAGTAGATGATCTTGTGTAGTGTTAAAAACTAAACGTCCTGAATTAAGTATAATCTGCTTTCCGGCGTAGTCAGTAGGGTTTGTTGGGGGATTATCCTTATATGAGAAATAATTACTGCTTGCAGCTTGAAGCGGTATCTTCTGAGTAGATGTTAAGTACACTGAAGAGGGATCTAGATTAATATTCTCGATTGTCGGTTTAAATCCAACTGATCCAGGATCTCCTTGTCCGTTCCTAAAAATCATTATAGGATCTCCAGAACTGCTTCCGGTGGACCAGGGAGTTATTGGATTCTCATTTAGTAATATAGTTGATCCAAACCTTATAGAGTTTCCTAAGCGTCCTTCGAAAATTAAATCTCCTTCGTACTTCTTAAGTGGTTTTATATTTGATTTCTCTTTAAAAGTTTTACCTAAGACGATATCAACTGTTGTGTTAGATACTTCTTTAGAAGCTCCTAACTCTGTTTGGTTATAACCCCTTTGTTGGTTTTCTGGAATATCAGTATCGTTGAAGATGTTTGGTATTCCGTTATGGTGGTTACTACCCCAAATGTTAACCGGAGTTATGTAGTAAAGAACTTCCTTGTAGTTGTTGTTTTGAATATCCGGTGAAGGTAGGTTGAAGATATAAACAAGTTCTTCCAGTAGGGGGTAGTTTGAAATATTACCAAAGTACGGCTTTGCAAATCCTTTTGATTTGAAATTTCCTTTTGCTGTCTCAAAATACTTCC